GATCAATCAGGGAATGCCGTGCCGCCGCGGTCGACCCGGCACGCGCGAGGGCGTGTTCCCGCTCAATTCGATTCGCGACTGGCTCGAGGGGCGCCCCACGTCGGGCGGCACTCCCGAGGACGCGACGAAGAATCAGGCCCAAACGCGTTTGACCCTGGCCAAGGCCGAGATGGCCGAGATCGAGCTGCGCGAGAAGCGCGGCCAGCTGGTCGAGGCCGACGAGCTCTGGCGGCGCCTTACCCGTCTGCACCACGAGGCCAAGGCTCAGCTCGGCCAGTTGCCGGCCCAGATCGTCAAGTGCTTTGGCGACAAGGCATCGCCCAAACTCCGCAACCGGATCCGCCAGGCAGTGCGTCGCACGGTCGACGAGGCCCTGATGACCTTGGCCCTGTCGTTCGACCGCGAAGCCCAGGACGCCGAATCCAACCCCGAGCCGCCGGCCGAAGATGGTAACCGCTAACATCCAACTGCCGACTCTCGCCGCGCGCTTCCAGCGCCCGCTGGCCCGCGTGCTGGGCGCCGCAGGAGCCGCCTGGCGGCCGGTCGCTCCGCCTCCGACCGACGTATGGAGCGAACGCAACCTGATGCTGCCGGCCGACACCTCGGCCGCGCCGGGGCCGTTCGATCTCAGCCGCCGCCCCTACTGGCGCGAGCCGCTGTCGCTGATGGATGATCCCGAGATCCACTCCATTACGATCATGGGCGACGCCCAGGGCGGCAAGACCGTGGGCCTGATGGCCATGCTCATCAGCCGGCACACCTGCAGCCCCGCGCCGTCCATGCTGGTCACTCCCGACCAGGACTCGAGCCGCGAGCTCCGCGACAAGGTCTACGGAATCTGCGACGCCTCGCCGGCGATCGCCGGGCTCGTGCCTCCGCCGCGGCTGCGCAACGATCGCTCGATCGACCTGGGCACCATGCTGTGCTACCTGGCCTACAGCGGCAGCGCCCAAACCATGCGCGGCCGTCCCTGCAAGTTCGTGTTCGCAACCGAGGTCGACGTCTGGCGCGACGATCCCCGCCTCGGCGCCAGCGCTCAGCTGATCAAGGCCCGCACCAAAGCCTTCCGCGAGAGCGACTACAAAGTCGTTTACGAAAGCACGCCCACCGACGACGCCAGCACGATCGCCGCCCTCTATGCCCACAGCGATCGTCGCAAGTTCCACGTGCCCTGCCCGCGTTGCCGCCATTGGCAGGAGCTGCGGTTCTTCCCTCACACCCGGGGTCCCTATGGCGGCTGCGGCGGCGTGGCCGGCCTGGTCAACAAGCACGGCGCGCGACTGACGCCGGCCAAGGCTCGGCGCGAGGCGTACTACCTCTGCGAAAAGGGCTGCCGCATCGACAGCGAAGCCAAGGCCGAGATGATCGTGGCCGGGGTCTGGGTGCCGCGCGGCCAGTCGATCGACGAGGCCTCGGGCGCGCCACGGCTCGTTGGCCGCCCCAGCCGCTCGCCGCGCAACGCCGGCTTTCAAATTTCGGCGCTCTATGCTCCCAACCTGTCCTTCGGCGACGTGGCCGAGGCCTTTCTGGAGCATCGCGAGAACAACCAGCTGCGCGCCTTCTTCAACAACTGGCTCGGCCTGCCCGACAAGGCCGCGGCCAAGCTGCCCCACTGGAAGAAGCTAGGTCAGCGACTGGCCTGGCAACACCGCCGCGGCACCGTGCCCGCCGAGGCTTATTTCCTCACCAGCCAGGCCGACGTGCAGAAAGACCGTAGCTATTACGGAGTGCGGGCCTGGGGCAACGGGCGCACCAGCTGGCTCGTCGATTGGGAATGCATCCCGAAGGACGAGCCAACCGTCGCCGAGCAGCGCGGCGGCGCGCCGATCGCCGGCGACCTGGCACGCTTGGAGCTGGAGGTGCTCGAGGCTCGCTTCCCGCTGGTCGGCAAAAACCCCTGGGGCCTGGATTTCTTGCCGGTGCGATTGCTGGGCGTCGACTGCAACTATCGCATGTTCGAAGTCCACAACTTCGTGCATCGCGCACGCACCCGCTACGGCGATCGCGTCCGCGCCACACGCGGCGATCACAAGGTCGATCCGTCGCAGCTCTATCGGATGAACCGCGTCGATACCAACGCCCGCACCGGTGAGCGTTACGAAGGCGGCCTCGAGCTGTGGGGCGTCTCGGTCGACGTCTTCCGCGAGCAGCAGTTGGCGCTCTTTGGCTATCCGCCGGCCGAGCCCGGCGGCTGGCGCCTGACGGCCGACGTGCTCGAGCTCGGCACAGACTACTTGCGGCAGATCGTCAACCAGGGCCCTCAGATCACCGTCTCGCCGGCCGGCAAGAAGGTCCGCCGCTGGGTCACGCGCGACCCGGCGCTCGGCGAGCATTATTGGGACATCGAAGTCCTGCAGCTCGCGCTCGCCCACATGATCACCGGCGGCGAATGGGATCTCGACAAGTTCGCACCGCCGGTTCCACCGGTCGAGCCGAAGGACGCAGCCGCGCATCCACTGTTGGCCGCGCGCGACAACATCGGCGAATCGTTCGCCGCCCGTTAACCCAGGAGCCACCACCATGGCCAAGCATCAGTACCAGCGTCCGAATGAAACGGATCCGGCCAAAAATGAAACGAACCTGGCCAAACCCGAGACGGGCGCGCCTGACAAGCCAGCGGCGCCTCTGGGCCTGCAGGCCGGCGCGCCCGACTCGGCCGAGACCACGCATGGGCGCCAGAACGCCGCCGGCAGTGAGCGACCGCGGCCCGAGTGTCCCTATTGCAAAATCCCCTGCGGCGCGGGCTCGACGCACGGCTATTTCACTTACTACTATTGCTCCAACGAGGGTTGCACGTATTCAATCAAGGTGCCGCGGCCGCAGATGAAAAAGCAGCTGGAGCAGGACGCCGGCGACGACGCCCGCGGCTTTTCGGCGCGATAGAGCGGTCAAACGAAGGGGGGCAGACGATGCGCACGATGGCCATCTTGGAGGTTTCCTGGGAATGCCAGATCGTCGAATTTATTTCGGGAGTGTTCTGCGATCCGCAGGACATGACCGGCTCGCTGATCTCCGACGGAGAGCCGACGATGATCATTCCCGACGGATCGCTGGTTTTAGGCGTCACGTCGCCCTACGCGGGTCGCTTCGCCAGTTGCAACCTTTTAATTGCGCACCCGAGGCTGCGCGGCGTGCCCGACGGAGAAGAGCTGCCATTGCTCCTTGGCGCCCGCAGAATGATCGCCCGCGCCGATGAGGGCGACCCAGGCGGACCGGTCACCTCGATCCGCGAGCTCGCGGACAAGTACGGCATCACGATCAGAGCCGAACTCGCCGATCCGCCGCGCCAAACCTGGCGCGATCGTCCGCCGCTGTTGTAAACCGACCTTTGATGAAAGGATTCGCGATGGGCGACACTTGCTTTAACTGCAAATACTTCCGAGCCGCTGGCGGCGCAAAACAGGTTCCCCTCATCGGCGAGCCAGCGCCAGGACTCTGCGTCCGATTCCCGCCGACGATGATTGCCAATGGCCAGGGGCAGGCGATCCCTGTTCCCACGCTCGCCATCTCCGAAGGCTACTGCGGTGAGCACCGAACCGGGCTGATCGTCTAAGCCGACGGTCCTCCGACCGCGCGTAGCTCAACTGGACAGAGCTGCCGAGTTCTAATCGGCCGGTTGTGGGTTCGAGTCCCACCGCGCGAAATCGCCCTACCCTCCAAACGCGCTGGCGGCTTTCCTAGCCTGCCGTCTCCCCTTCATTTCGCCCGAAATATTTCCCTCGGTTTGTAAAAGCGGCCTGCGGATGAAGCTGCGCGCTCCCGTACTGTCGGACCTCTGGACGAGTTCTTCGCCAAGCCGATTTTTCTAGTCCACCGCTCGCCGAGGCCCCGCCATCAACCCCCAAGACCTTCTCGATGCCGTCAATACCGAGCTGCTCAACCGCCTGCAAAACGGCGGCTATGCGGAGTACTCGGACGGAGATCATCGTTTCGTCGGCATGTCGCTGAGGGAACTGCGCGAGTTTCGCTCCGAACTGATGGCCGAGGTCGGCGCCGGCAGCACGTTCAGCTCGATCGTGCCGGTCGAGCAGCCAGGCCTGGGCGATCCCGGCCCGATTGGGCCGTACTGCTACTGACATTCCGCTCGCTTTTCGGATCCGCATGCGCACGCCCACCCCCGCCGAATTCGACGCCGCGCTCGAGGTCCTCGGCGCCGAGCCCCCCGTAGCGGCGGTTCCGGGCCAGGAGCTGGCGATCGGCTTCAACACCTCGACCAACTCGGGCACTAGCTACCACGGCGGCTCGATCGAGGCCCTCACCCGCAACTGGCTGCCGCGGCACCGTTCGGGCGACGACGCCCTGCGCGATAGCGCCTTCCTGCTGCACGCGCGCATCGAAGATCTGATCCGCAATGAGCCATCCCTCGAGCAAGCGGCTCGCGTGCTGGTCAAGCACATCATCGGCAAGGGCATTACGACCTTTGCCGCCGCGCAGGTCGGCCGCGACGAGGACGAGGAGTTCAACGACGAGAGCGATCTGCTGTTCGACGAATTCGCCGAGCTGGAGATCGACGCCGAGGGCAAGCACGCGTGGCCCGAAATGCAGTGGCACCTGCAGGAGCAAACGATCATCCAGGGCGATGGCATCCTGCTGGAGTGCATGGACAACCGCCGCGGCCGCAGCGTGCCCATCTGTTGGCAGCAGCTCGAGGCCGATCAGCTCGACACCACCAAAAACTATCCGGCCGGCGCCGATGGCAACGAAAACCGCATTGTCCGCGGCGTCGAGCTCGACCGCCGCAACCGGGCGGTCGCCTACTGGATCTGGGACGCGCACCCTTACGACTCGTCGAGCGGCTGGACTGCGCTAAGCAGCCGCGTGCCGGCCGCACGCGTCACGCACTATTTCGTGCCGTTCGGCAAACACTCGATGACCCGCGGCGTCAGCTGGTTCCATGCCCTGGTCCGTGCCACGCGCGATGCCGACTGGTTCGTCGGCAGCGAGCTTACGGCCGCGGCTTTGGGTGCGCTGCTGGTGATGGTCCACAAAGCCGAAAAGCCCACGCAGGCCGGCCTCGGTTTCAGCGACCTGATGCCCGGCTCCGACCAGTTCGGCAATCCGCAGGTCAAGCTGGGGCCCGGCATCAAGGCCACGATCGGTATCAACGAAGAGATCGAGATCGCCGAGAGCGTGCGGCCCAGTAAACAGGTCGGACCCTTCATGCAGTTCATTCGCCAGGAACAGGCGATGGGCACGGGGCTCAGCTATATCAGCTTCACCGGCGACTATAGCAACACCAGCTTCTCGAGCGCCCACGGCGCGATCAATGACGAGAGCGCCTACATCGAGCCGCTGCAGGGCCGCGTCGCTCGCCGCGTCGTCTGCCCCGTGCGACGCCGCTGGACCGAAGTGGCCGCGGGCTACGGATTGTTCCGCAGCCTGTCGCCCGCACAGTTCGTCGCCCAGCGCCGACGCTGGCAGCGGCTGACCTACATGGGGCCCGGTCGCCGGCTGCTAGATCCCAATAAACAGCGCGAGGCCGCCACCTCCGGCATGCGCGCGGCCCTCTCGGACCTCATTGGTGAGTGCGCCGCCGAGGGGCGGCACTGGAAGACCGTGATCCGCAATAAGGCCAAGGTCGAGGCCTACGCCCGCAAGATGAAAACCACCCTCGACTGGTCGAAAGGCGCGAGCGCGCCCGACGGCGCAGCCGCCGACGAAATCTTGCCGGCTGGTGCCAAGCCCGCGCGCGAGCCCGTGGCCGCGGGCGCCTTTGACGACACCGAACTGGAATAGTCGATGACCATCCGTTCCAAACGAAAACATCGCGTCCGTCGCGTCGTCGCCGCCGTCTGTGAAAACGGCTGGGCGATCGATCCGGCCAAGATGGCGCTGATCGTCGAGTTTCTCGAGATGCGCGCCGGCGGCTTCGAGCTCACGCCCGAGGAGATCGCCGCGCGAATCGGCGCCGGCGCCCGCGCGTCGCTGTTCGAAGACGATGACGACGACAGCGAGCTGGAGCTGATCAAGGGCGTGGCTGTGCTGCCGCTCTATGGCGTGCTCGCGCCGCGGCTGGACGGCATGATGGCCATCTCCGGAGGCACCAGCACGCAGCAGTTCGCCAGCGTCTTCAACGATGCGGTCGGTTCGCCCGAAGTGAAGGCGATCGTGATCGACGTCGACTCGCCCGGTGGCACGGTCGCCGGCGGCCAGGAATTGGCCGATCTGATCTACAACGCCCGCGGCAGCAAACCGATTCACTCGGTGTCGAATTCCCAGATGGCATCGGCCGCGCTGTGGATCGGCACTGGGGCCGACAAGGTGCACGTCAGCCATTCGAGCTCGACCGGATCGGTGGGCGTGATCGCCGTGCAGCGTGAAAACAGTAAGGCCCTCGAGAAGGCCGGCACCAAGTTCAACGTCATTTCCGCCGGCGAGCACAAGGCCGACGGCAACCCCTACGAGCCCTTGAGCGACTCGGCACGCGCCGCGATGCAAAGCCGCATCGACGACATGTACGACCTGTTCGTCGGCGCCCTGGCCCGCAACCGCGGCATCACCGCCGAGGCCGTCGAAGAGCGCTTCGGCCAGGGGCAGTCATTCGTAGCCGCCAAAGCGGTGGCCGCCGGCATGGCCGACGACGTGGCCACGCTCGACCAGGTGGTGCGCAGTCTGGCCAGCACGGCCGTCAGCGTGGCGATGCCCAAGTTTCCAACGTTCATTCTCGATCAACAACCCCCCGTAACTATGCAGGAGGCACCCGCCGTGTGGGAACAACTTAGAGCGGCTCTCGTCGCGCAGGGATGCTGCGCCGCCACAGCCAGTGAGACCGAAGTCAAAGCCGTGGCCGCCGTATTCCTGGCCGGCCGCGGTCACAAGTTCACGTCGCCCGAAGCGGCGTTGGCGATCGTCAACTCGCCGCCGCCCGCGGCCGAGTCGGCCTGGTCGCCCTTGCGTACGGCGCTCGTCGCCCAACGCTTCTGCGCCCCCCACGCCAGCGACGAGCAGGTCAAGAGCGCCGCCAGCGTGTTCTTGAACGTGCGCGGTCAACAGTTCACGACGCCAGAGGCGGCGCTGGCGATCGTCAACGCATCGCAGGCCACCCCGCCGATCGTTGGCGCGTTCGTGCAGCCCGACGCGACGGCGGCAGCCCAGGCGGCCCTGGCCGGTGAGCGCGAGCGCGTCCGCAGCCTGCGTGCTCGCGGGCAGGCCCTCGGTATTTCGGCCGAAATCGTCGACGCCGCGATTGACGGCGGCCAGCCCGTCGAGGCGGCGCTTCTCAAGTGGACCGACAAGCTGGCCGACGGCTCGCCGCCGGTGACCCGCGGGCCCAGCGTGATCGGCTCGAACGTCGAGAACGTGTTCGTCGGCGCTTCCGAGGCCCTCTTCGCCCGCTCCTGCGCGATGGGCTCCAGCCGTCCGTTGCCGACAGCCCCCAAGCCCCAGCCGCTATCCGCCGCCGCCAAACCGTTCGAGCGGATGCACCTCTCGAATATCTGCAGCGCCGTGCTCGAGATGCGGGGCATTCGCTGCAGCTCGCTGAGCAACGAGCAGGTCGCGCAGCTGTATCTGAAAACCACGGCCAACGACTTCGTGCCGCTGGCCGGCCAGTTCGGCGAGCCCAGCTACAACACGCCGGGTCTGTACCCGAACCTGTTGAGCGCGCTGGCCAATAAGATCATGGATGCCGCGGCCCCGTTCGCGCCGGCCACCTATCGCCAATGGACCTACGAGCTGGAGCCGGTCAACGACTTCCTGCCGCGGACGATGATCGCGATGGGCGCCAGCGGTGAGCTGCCGTTGGTGAAGGATGGAGAAGACTTCACCCAGTCGTCGGTCGCCGAGGAAGCCAGTTTCATTGGGGTAGACAAATACGGCGACGAGTTCCTGATGACCCCCGTGATGATCGCCAATAACAATCTGCAGGCCTTCAGCGACATTGCCCAGGACAAGAGCATCGCCGGCGAGCTCACGCTCAATCGGCTGTGCGTCAACCTGTTGACCGGCAATCCGGCCTTGGTCGACAACATCGCGTTCTTTAACGCGAGCCATGGCAACTTGATTGCCGGCGGCTCGGGCGGAGTGGTCACCGTGGCCCAGCTGGGTCCGATGCGCCAGCTGATGCGCAATCAGACCTCTCCTGGCGCCAAGCGCAAGCTGTCGTTCCCGCCGGTCATCGCCCTGGTGCCGACAAGCCTCGAAACCGGCGCCGAGCAGGTCCTGCTGCCCTCGAACATGATCCCCCAGACCGACGCCAACGTGAACGTGTTCCGCAGCCGGATCCAGCCGGTGGTCGACCCGATGCTCGACGACGCCAGCACCCTGATTTGGTACCTGTTCGCGGACCCGCGGATGGTGCGCACGATCGTGATCGCCTTCATGCAAGGCTACCAGGGCGGCGCGCGTCAGTCGTATTACAACCCCAAGAACCAGTGCCAAGTCTTCCAGATCGACTGCCGCTTTGCCGCGGCCGTGCGCAACTGGCGCGGAGCCGTGATGAACACGGGCAACTAGAAAAACCAGACGCCTCTGGCGGCCGGCGTGCCTCTTGGAACCACCAGGCGCGCCGCTGCCGCCGGGGCGATGGAAATCGCCTTGGCGGTTTCCCAGTTCCTTCAAACCAGCCTTCAGCACATAGCCACCGAGGGTCACGAACATGTCGCTCGACGTCCTTTCACTCGATTATCGTTTCTACGGCATCGCGAAGCCGCCCGCCGTGGCCAGCGCCGCCGGAGGTCCCTGGTGCAGCAAGATCACCGCCGGCGGCTCGCCGACCATTTCAAGTGCGCTGGGCCTGATGAGCCTGGCGCTAGACAGCACGGTGGAAATTCAAAACCTCTGCCTGTACTGGGGCGACGACCTGGCCCTCACGATTGGCCAGATCGTTTCGCTTGACATCTGGGCCAGCGTGAGCGCCGCCCTGAATGGCGTCATCACCGCCAGCTTTGGGTTGGCCAGCGCTCGCAACGATGCGATCGCTTCGATTTCCCAGTACCTGCTGTTCCAGCTGAACGGCAACAACAACTTGTCCGCGCTGTCGAAAGACGGCTCGCACAACGTGGCGGCCACGGCCACCGGCCTGACGCTCTCGACCACGATCCGCAGGTTTTCGTTCGACCTGGCCTCCGGCGTGCTCACGCAAAGCGCGCCCAACCTCTCGCTGGGAGGCTCGGCCAACGTGCGCGTCGCGGCCGAAAACAGCCAGGGCCTGGCGCGGACGGTGCTCGCCAGCACGCCGGTCAACATGAGCGGCTACACCGGGGGCCTGCAACCGTTCTTCCAGCTCCAGAAGACCAGCAACGCCGCCGTCGGCACGCTGAACCTGCAACGGATGCTGATCCGCTACAAGCAAAACTAAAGAGGCCTCCGGCGGCCCGCGAGCCGCGGGGGGCGGTGTAAGAAATCGTACATCGCCTGTCGCGGCGTCGCGACCGCCCGCCGCGCAGGCGCTTTCCCTTTCCTCGTTTGGTTTCTCATGTCCTTCGCCGACGCCCGCAAAAGCAACTTCTACAACGCGGTCCTCGGTGGCCGCTTCGCCGAGGAAGTGTCGTTGCGCATTGCCGGGCAGCCGGACCGGACGCTGTGGTGCACGTTCTCGATCACGGCGTCGGACGAGAAGGCGCCGATCATGGAACGCTCCATCGAGCGGGCCGTGTTCCATTGCGGCCGCGACGAGTCGAACGAGCTGGGGGGCATCGCCGTGGCCGTCCGCGGGATGACCGTCTATCGCGCGGCCGACGACGTAAACGAGTCGGCCTGGACTTGGGTGAACGTGGTCGTGAAGCAGACCGATTACATGTACGCGCTGGAACTCACGCGGTCGGTGCCGATCGCGATGGGCCAGCGCAGCCGAGCGTGAGCACATGACCGAAACCGTCCAACCGCCGCAGACCGGGCCGCTGTCGACGCCGTTCGCCAAGCTGGCGACGATGATCGCCAACTCGCCGACCTACCAGGCGCGCGTCGGCGTGACGGATGATCCGAACGCGGCGG